GAGTAATAGATTTATAAACACCATCAGTTTGGGTACCTGTTACATTATCGTTTAAAATTAATGCAGTAGCAGACGTGCTTGATGTTCTTGAAACTTTGATTTCTAATAGAGCATCAGGGGAAGCTGTACCAATACCAACATTTCCGCTGCTTGTGATTCTAACTTTTTCTACTCCACCATTATTAATAGTTAGAATTGACGGACTTAATGCTAGTGGTTTATATTCACTAGTTCCCCTGTCATATGTTTGAATAACACCAGTAGAACCATCATACCCAATTTCTAATCCTGCTGTGCCACTGGCCGGATTAGTAAATCCAGTAAAATATCCTCCGCCTCGAACATCTAATGTTGTTTTCGGAGAAGTTGTACCAATTCCTATGTTACCACCGTTAGGATTAAGCAGAAGGGGGTAATTTGTAGCCAAATTACCACTATCTTGAGCCTGAAGCCAACTACCATATGGAGAAGCATTGGCGACTCCGATATTTAGACCGTGTGTTGCTCCATCTGTTTTGTTTCTAATAGAGACATGACCTGCCACTGTTGTTCCGGAAGATGCCGGATATGCATTTGAGCCATTGACATGCAGTCTCAGATCGGGACTATTTGTCCCGATACCGAGGTTGCCGGAGGTGTTGAGGGTGGCGGCAACGGTGCCATTTGTCAAAAACTGTAAGCCGTAGCCATTGCCGTTACCAACATAACTATAATTATTCAGTACGTTATATACATTTGTTGACGTAGAATTATTGAACCCAAGCCATGTGTTTTGAATTCCGTTTGTTGCTACATTTATGTAACTATCAGACCCTGCGGCAGACAAGGAAAGAATGTTCCCGGCAACGGTTAATTTTGTCGTGGGCGAAGTTGTACCAATACCAACATTACCATCACTGGTAATACGCATACGTTCGCTTCCCCCGTTACCGCTCCAAATATGGGTGATGTTGTTGCTTGCATCGCAGTTGATCTGGTAGCCGTTTGATACCCCATCAACTCCAAGCAAGTGAGCGATCCCGTTGTATCCAGAGGGGCAAGTGGCAAGGATGCCACCCATACCAGAACCACCGCGAACCGTTAACCGGAAATCTTCATTGGCGGTGCCACCAATGTTCATCTTGCCTAAGGCATTGATACGAATGAATTCGGTGCCTGCGTTTTGAAAAATAATTAGTTTTCCTGACGAAGCATTTAGGAAGAAACCATTTGCATCGTTATACAACTGCATAACGGTACTATCGGCAGTGGTAAAGTGCTGTGCGCCACCGTTTGATCCGTTAAGAGTAAGCGTGGCGAAAGTAGAACCATTGGTCTTAGGACTATTAGTCCCAATGCCAACATTTCCGGAGGTAGTAAGAATCAATCCAGTACTTGTGAAATCACCGCCACCAGTAACGTTGCTAATCTTGAACGAATCAGAATCAGAGTTATCTACACCAGCAAGCCATTCAGTAGTTGAACCAATAAGGAACGATATTGCTGCATCCCCGGCTCCATTTTGTGTAAATTGAGCAGAACTTGCGTTTCCTACACTTGAAGTATTAACAACACCCCTAATGTATCCAGCAACATCCAATTTATAAGAAGGTGAATTCGTACCAATACCTACATTACCGTCACTGGTGATACGAACACGTTCGGCACTATTGGTGTTGATTAATAGTGGAATAGCCGTTATGGTAGAAATTTGAAGCTCTGTACTACTTCCGGTCAATCCTGATGTTCTAGTTCCCCCTGCGCCTAAATCGATCGCTCCATATGTAGTTCCGTTAATTTGTAATCCACTAGTACCGCTTGAGGAGATGCCCATTGAGAGAGTGTAGAATCTGCCAAAAATATCAGGTGAAGTTGTCCCAATACCTACATTACCGTCACTAGCAATACGAACACGTTCAGTATTTGCGGTGTACAAACCAACAGGATAACTATTCACTGTTCCAATCTTAGCATTAGAAACAGTGTTATCTAAACCAATTATAACCGTATTCGTTCCATCACTTGCTTCGTAAAAATTGTAAGTTGATGCCCCACGATTCAAGTATACGCCGCCACCATATCCTCCAGAACCGGCGCCTGATCCAACGGCTAAGGTTGTTGTGGGAGAGGTGTTTCCTATTCCTAATCTTCCATCACTGGTAATACGAACACGTTCTGTAGGATTTGCACCATTATTATTAGTATAGAAAACTAGATAACCTGAACTATTACCATCTGTGGAATTAGTCTTAAAAGCTCCAACGGATCCGAAAGCTCTATAATCTCCTGCTGAATTATATTTTCCTCCGAAATGCACTGTGCCGCCTACACTAGCTGTATAAGATCTAGTATCTAAAAATATAGGACCATTATGTGTAGTTGCGTTATAGGCCAATGTAAATCTAGAAGAATATACTCTAACTGTTTCCCCTAGATATAGATTACCATCATTATCAACTGCCATTGATTGTGTAAAACTTGCCACTCCATCTTTGGATCCGGAACTGGCCCTAAACCATCCATGTTGACCAGATCCTTGTTCATAATAAGATGCATATCCTGCTTCTTTAAATCGATATGTATCGTCGAAGTATGTATTAGCAGTTAGGTATGCGCCAGCAAATGCACCAAATAATCCAACACCGTCTACCAAGTCTAAAGATTGAGATATTCCATTTGGTTTAGGTGCCATTCCTATACCTACATTTCCTCCAAATACTGAATTTCCCGCAATGCCAGCACCTCCTGCTACAACCAAAGCGCCCGATATGGTTGAAGTCGAAGCTGTAGTGTTTGTTAATTTAATTTTAGCTAATGTTAAACCGTTGTTTTCTGCAGATAGTGCCACACCACCTATATCTATAGTGCTTGAAGAAACATAGAGAGTATTCCAACGTCGACTAGGCGAGCCGAGATTATGAATTCCGTCAGCAGATGGATATAAATCTCCGCTAAAGGTACTGCTCGATCCTACATATAATTTTTTTCCAATACCGGCGCCGCCCGCTACAACCAAAGCTCCCGATGTAACAGATGTTGAATCAGTAGTGTTATCTGTTTTTATTATATCATCGGTAATAATCTGTGTAGTTGTAACTGTGGTTAATTCTATAGTTAATTTCTGAGCAACAATTTCACCGCCTACATATAGATTACCACCTATTCCGACTCCGCCAGAAATTCGAAGTGCACCACTAACAGTTGAAGTTGCCTGTGTAATGTTAGTGAGAGTTAAAATTCCCGAATATGGATTGTCAATTAAACCACTGAATCCACTTATACCACTGAATCCACTTATACCACTGAAACCACTTATACCCGAATAACCACTGAATCCAGATATACCACTATAACCACTTATACCCGAATAACCACTGAATCCAGATATACCACTATAACCACTTATACCACTATCACCTGAATAACCTGATATACCGCTATAACCGGAATCACCTGAGTAACCACTTATACCTGAATAACCTGATATGCCACTATAACCACTGAATCCAGATATACCACTATAACCACTTATACCACTATCACCTGAATAACCTGATATGCCTGAATAGCCACTATCACCTGAGTAACCACTTATACCAGAATAACCACTTATACCTGAATAGCCACTATCACCTGAATAACCTGATATACCGCTATAACCGGAATCACCTGAGTAACCACTATAGCCTGATATACCAGAATAACCTGATATGCCTGAATAGCCACTATCACCTGAGTAACCTGATTCACCGCTATAGCCTGATATACCCGAGTAACCTGATTCACCGCTATAGCCTGATATACCTGAGTAACCTGATTCACCGCTATAGCCCGATATACCTGAGTAACCTGATTCACCGCTATAGCCCGATATACCTGAGTAACCTGATTCACCGCTATAACCAGAATCACCTGAGTAACCACTTATGCCTGAATAACCTGATTCACCGCTATAACCAGAATCACCTGAGTAACCACTTATGCCTGAATAACCTGATATACCGCTATAACCAGAATCACTACTATAGCCGCTTATACCAGAATAGCCGCTTATACCAGAATAACCGCTAAAACCAGAATAACCGCTGATTCCTGAATAACCTGAATAACCACTGTCTCCGGTAAATCCTAATGATCCTGAATATCCACTAAATCCTGATAGATTACTACCATTAAATAATAATTCGCCGTTACTGACCGAAATACTTCCTGTACCTATGTATATAGTTCCTGAACTTACATAGAGGTCTTTCCATTTGTATCCCGATGATCCTAAACTATAAAAATTGTCTATACTAGGTATAATATCTCCTGCATATTGAGATAAATCAGGAGGTTGACCACTATAACCAGAATATCCGCTCAGTCCACTTAACCCACTAAATCCACTATTTCCTGTAGATGCAAAAACCTCCCACGTTGTACTATCATAGATTAAATCAATTCTTATACTGGGTATATCTAAAACTAAATTGGTTGAATATCCATCAATTGTATTGCCATTGGGATTGACTATTAGATTGTTTATAGCCCAATCATTTCCATCTACAATAGTTACAATATCACCTACAGTAGGACTTAATGGTAAAGTCAATGTCCAACTACTTGTAGAAGTATCAGCAATTATTCCTTCACTGACATTTGCTGTATAATTACTATTCTTACGAATAAATGATGATATCCCATTGATACCACTGAACCCCGAATAACCGCTAGGTCCACTATAACCTAATCCACTATAACCTGAATATCCACTTGCTCCACTAGGTCCACTATAACCTAATCCACTATAACCTGAAAACCCACTATAACCACTCTTACCACTAGCACCCCCGCCTCCTCCACTACCACCAATAGGGATACCGCCGGGCGTGGTACCATCAGATAATCTTAAATCACCTGTGTCTTCATCATAGAATATTTGGCCTTTATTGCCTACATAGTCGTCTAACGACCCGGCATTGATCATCCTTCCGGATTTTATCTTCTGAATAATAGTCATGAACGTATTTATTCAGGAATAATTATCTAGAAATTAGGGATTTAATTCGGGCTAATGTATAGTCTTGTTGAGGAGGCTCTTCACCAATTGATTGATCAGCAGTCAGTTTATCTATTACTGGTGTTTCTTTACCTAATTCGGCTTTTTTCAATTCCAATTCCTGCTGTAAGGGACTGACCATTACTGGATTTTGTTGAACTTCATCCGAATCATTCTCTACAGGTTTTGGCCCTGTTTCGATTTCAGGATCACCATCACCATTTATTTTAATTGTGATAGGCACATTGATAGTAAATTCTCTTGCTCTCATAATAATATTTATTAATTTCGTTTACCGCTCGCTGCCTGTAGATATGCTGTAAATAATTTTTCTCTGCGTTCTAATCCAGCTAACCCAGAATTGATTGGAAATGTAACATCTCTTACATTCTTAAAATCATCTACTTTGGGTCGAACACGTTCTTTCCAATACCAAACAGCAATACGTGCAGCTATTTCAGGATCCTCTGCTAGGGATTCGTTTCCCTTTTCTAAAAGTTTTTGATTACCAAAAACAAACATACTGGCCATTCTATAATTATCACGACCAGTTAATTGTATAAAACCACGCCCTTTAAATCGTTCACCGTCACCTGGTTGATCGTTACCTAACTTTGCAGCATCTTTATTATAATTAATAGGTTTATTGGTTTTGGGGTCTATAATCAGTCTACCGGTTTTCCTATCTCTTTGAAATTTAGGTTCGTATTTTGAACCACCGGCCATTTCTACCATTTTAGTAAAATTTAAACTTTCATGAGCACATTGGGCCATAAATGCTGCTAGTTCAATACCGGTTATACCTCTTGATTCTGCAAATTTCTTTAAAAATAGTTCATTACTGTTTCCTGTTATGGGAACAATTTTCAATTTTTGTAAACTTGGAGGTTTAGTTATACTATCAATATCTTTTTTTGCTTGATCAGACTGAGGTAGATTTCTCAATAGATTTTGTGCGTCTGGTATTTTTGCTTTAACTTCTGGAGATAATTTTTCTTGAGGTACATTTTGATGAATAGCAATAGCTGCTTTTTGAGTAGGTGTTATATCATTTCTGTTCAATAATTTATCTATATATAAACCTGTTCCTGCACCTAACATAGGGATAGCAGCTAACCCCAGTTTTGCTAAAAATTGTGCAAAACCTTCATCTAACTGTTCATCTTCAAAGATAAATTCTTGAGCTCGCATAGTTTAACACCAACTGGTTTTGGCTTCTCCAAAATATTCTCGAGCAAACCCATTTTGTATCAACATCATACGAAGGCTTTGTCCGTTTAATAGTATATCACCAAGTACACGACCACCGAATTTGTCCCACCCATATAAAACCACCTGTCTCTGTTGACTTTGACTGACCACTTTCTTTGTGAATTCTGTTGCTGCCAATCCACGTTGTTTTTCTGATTCGCATTTGGCGAGGTGATTCTTTTCTGGAGTATCGACTCCGAAGACTCTGACTGCCAATTCTGGTTTGAGTGGTGCCGGTAGAAAGGGAGCACTGATTACTACAGTATCTCCATCATTTACTCTTAAAATTTGTGCGTCATAGGTAGCACCTTTAGGCGTTTTTTGTGCCAGGGCAGGTACTGTTACGGCAGCAATTAATAGGGTTAATAATAGTTTTTTCATAATGTATTTACTTTAATAAATTTCACACCATTGGAAGTCGATCCACAACTTACTGGTGCCGCCGATGGCCTTGCCGCATACTACATAGATTTCGCTGTCGGTACTGTCTTGATTCTGTGCGATAAAATTCTTTTTGGCATTACTGGGTTGATTCACTGGGGCTGTGCCAGTTCCTTTGGCAGAGCCTCCGGGACTAGTTGTGCCCACAATACCACCATCATGCCTATCACCACCTGTAAATGCTGTAGCAGTAAGATTGTATTCTACTGCCGAATCAGCATTAGCAGAAGTCCAAGTGGAACTGGATAACGTGATAGCACTTAAATTGCTCAGTTTGATTAATGCCCAGTATGCTGGAAATTCTTCAGCATAGACATTGATGTTACCTGAACGCACTACGACTCTATTGGGATAACCTCTAAAGGTGTTTTTCAATCTGATGGCTACAACAGGATACATGCCATTGGCTACTGTGATGCTTTGTGATGTTTGACCGCTGTCTATACTAAAATCAATTCCGCTTTCTACATAGCCGCCTTCTGATATTACGGTGCTACAGATTTGATCAAAAAATGCTCCTGCGGTAGCACCTGTGTTTAATATTTCACATCGTATGGGCAAGTTGGGATTGCTCATATAAACTGTAGGCAAGTTGTTGCTGTTGTAGAACTCGTGTGCTACGATAGTTTGTCCATCGTGAACAAATCCGCAACGAACACGACCTACACCTAACCATTGAAAATCTGTAAAGAAAATCTGCGTTTTAGTTATGTCCAAGTTGAATCCACTGGCTCCTGTGCCATCACACTTATCTTTGTTCCAGGCAGACTGGATCACTCTGCGAGCATCGCTGGCTGTGCCGCTAGTGTCAGTTCGAATGACGAATGCCAACTCACCTGTTCCTGTTTGCTCAAAATAAATGCCGTTTAAGTCATCATAATATCCAGTGCGTTTAGTCACATTGGCGGTAGCACTGTAAAAGTTTATGGTGCTTTTGATCAGTTGACTCTTACCAGGCATGTAGTTGTGATACATTTTAGTCTGGTGAATGGCACGACTGTTGGCATTGTTAGTAGTGGCTAATCTTGCGGCTGCTTGATTGGTAATGTGTGTCACCGTTCCACCGTTGGACAAAGTGTCTCTAAAGTTAGGATCAATACCATAGGTATGTTTATAATCACCTAATGTAAATGCTTCACTAACTCGCATTCTACCAAACGCATCCGCAGCACCATCTACTACAGTGGAAGTCACTGTTCCTACAATGGTGGCAGTTATATTACCGCTGACGGGTATGGGATTGCCTGAATCGTTTTTAATCTCTACTTCTGGAAGGCTTGATATAGCCACTGTACCAGTTACTGCTGGGAGACTACTTACGGCCACTGTTCCTGATACAGCAGGCATTGAAGCAATGTTTACCGTGCTAGTAAAGTTAGTTACAGTAACACTAGTTGGAAAGTTACTAACCGCTACAGTACCAGTGATAGCAGGTAGACTTGCTATGTTTACAGTTGATGTAAAGTTGCTGACTACAACTTGTCCGTTGGTTCCTATGCTGACTGTCCAAGTGCCTTCTTGGCGAACACTAATGCTTTCCAATGCGGTCAGTGTTGAACTGCTTAAACTTACAGTATCAACAATGACGTCGCCTTCGAGATTGATACCATCAACATGCACACGAGCCACAGGTTGCCCTTGGCTGTTGTACTGCATGGTCTTATGAATATTTAGAAGATTGCTCTCCTGTGGATGTTCATAACTGGTTGAATTCCT